GTAGAGGAATCCTTGACAACTCCCAGCGATTCTGAGAGCTTCCCCCCGTTCGCGGATGGCGCAAGCCAGTAAGCCCCAATTCGAGATTTCGGCTCGGATTTGGGGCTTTTTCGTTCGAGGGAAGCCCTCAACAGATCCCAAGCGTCCAACCCTAATACTGGTTCCCGACGCCACTTGGATGAAGGTCCAGCCCCGAACACATGAAGGCTGGAAGAAATCAGTGCGAGATTCACCGACGCGGCAGCAATGCCAATCGTCCCTACCCACAGCCTTGGCGTAGTCGGTGAGTGTGATGGCCTCGGTGCGGAAGCATACGTTGAACAGATCACTCCTCTCAGCCGGTCTGCGAGGAGTGTAGCCGTCGATAGCTTCGCACCATTGAACCTACCTTTGCCGACATAGCCCAAGCCACCGACCATCAGCAAAGCGGCCTAGCCGCAGCCTGCCCCGAGGGGCTGGACCTAAAGGCGGGGATTACGCAAATGGGACTACCGAGAAATCACAATCCCCGCATCAGCTAGTCAGCTTTTTTTTTAGCTCAAGCAGGTCTAACAGAAGCGTTGTCATCTGATCGCGGAGGACCAGCCTGTCATCCTCGCACCGCTTGCTAGCCTCCTCCAAGGCGTTGATACGCTTCTCGTATTGGTCGGACAATTTGAGCGCGAGGTAGCGGACTGATAGCATCAGGACGCCGCCGAAGCCGAATACTTGGATTAAGCTGGTGGTGATTTCGTCTCCCATTTTTATGCGTAGTGGAATGTTTCGGCGTTGAGTCTCAACGCGTGGGCGGCGGCGAGGATTAAAAGCATGTAATCAGTGGAGGCGGATGATGCTGCGGATTCCGGCCACGCGTCGGGTGCGGGCATAGACTCCCCCGCCCTCGCGGGAGCCGGAGGCGTCGGTGTTGCCCTCGATGGTCCTCACCGACCATCCGTCCTCTCCTGCGGCGGCAAGGCCGATGTGGGAGATTTTGAGGACGAGGATGTCCCCGGCGAGGATCTTGTCGGTGCCGGGCTTGAGGAGCTGCGCGACGTCGTCGTGCTGGCGGGCCCAGTTCTCAAAGTCCCAGGCTCCGGCAGTCTTGGGGCGGATGCTCTCCGGCATACCGGCCTCCCGACACAGCCAGCAAATGAAGGCGGCGCACCAGGGCCAGCCGGAGCCGTCGAGCCAGGTGGCGGCCTGGTATTGCCGAACTCGCGGCCCGCTGTTGGAGTTCGTAGGCGTCTCCCGGACCCCGATCTCCCGTAATGCGAGGCGGACCAGCGTTGAAGGGAGGTGATTGCCCACTGTCGCGCCGGGGAGAGACTGCGCAAAGGCGCCGCGAGTGTCGGGGCCGTCCTGGCCGTCGAGGATGCCCGGATCGAAGCCGAGCTTTTGAAGCCCGACTTGCTGTAGGTAGATCGGGTGGGAGTAGGCGGGGTGGGAGGAGATGGACATGGTCTATGGGGTTGGGTTGGCTGTTGGGCTCATTTCAGTATTGTCGCCGCGACCTCGGCCGCGTGTTGTTCGATGGTCATGGCGTCAATGTCTTCAGGGAGGGTCACTTGGCCCTTCGGGGCCTCCACCACCGTCCCCGCTGGCACTCGGAACCGCGTCGGAATACTCGTCGAGTAGGCGCTTGATGTTGCGGACTCTCCCCGTGGCGAGCAGGATGCTTGCCCGATCAGGATCAGTGTTCCCGCGCACCAGAGCGACAAGGCCAGCTTGAGCGGCCCCAAGGTTTGAGTAGAGTTCATTGAGCGTTCGGAGTCGATAGTTCCGCTCTCGCTCCCGCAGATAGCCAGCGAGGGCCGACAGCAGGGAGACGAGGGCGGAGAACATCTCACTCGGGGAAGATGCTGATTTTGTCCTTGGTGATGAGGCGAAGTGCAACGGAAGCGACCCCAATGCCAATCAGGACAGCAGAGGAGTTAGCCGAAACCCACTCGTTAACCGATGGGAAGAATGCGCCGATGGCCCCGGCCAGAGTGGTCAGGAATCCGAGGGCGGCTGTCTTGCTTGCGAATATGCTTTTCATGTTTTTGTTTCGGTTGTAATTTGTTAGGGTGTTATTCCTCGGCCCACGTTGCGCCGCCATCGTAGCTGACTGCTCGGGAGGGGCTGCCTGCCACCGTGCCGTCATTGCTGCCGATCTGGTCAGTCCAGTTTGCGTCATCGGGGCCGTCACCGACCCATGAGGCTAAAGCTGATGTTCCATCCTCGTCGTAGATTACTAAGTCTCGGACCACGCCAGTAACAAAAGCGTCGGGGATTGATTCTTGCCGTACCCCGACGGATAAAACGTCCACGTTGTTTACGTTAGCAGCCCAAGCCACGGTTGAAGCGTTTCCGTCCGTATAAGTGACCGACTGCAACACACCATCGACTTTGATAGTGTTCCCTGACGCCGTGACCTCAATGTCAAAATCATGAGCTAACCCGTCTGCGAACGTCGCGGCAGTGGACCCCCTGATGATTTGCGTGCCTGCCTCCCGGATGTTGAAAAACAACCTGCTCAATACGAGCGCAACAGATACGTCAGAGTTGATGTCTGAGTTGTCCGTAAGGGAGACGAAGTTTTGATACGCCGAGCTGGCCGTCTGGAACGTCGCCGTAATTCGTCCTTTCGTTTTTGAGTCAAATGGGGTTCCGTCCATGAGCACGGTATTATTCGTGCCGTCAAACCACATCCCGTAAAGCGGCCCCGCCATAAACCCGACTGGCACAATCAGGCTCATTTCGTAATCGTCGCGTTATAGGTTGTACCTCCGTCCATCGTCACCAGCGTCACCAGCGACACCGAGGACAGGGTCGCGTTGATCGACCCGCCGCCGAGCAGCGTGATCCCTGCCCCGAGCGCCAGAGTCTTTGCCGCCGCCGCGTCCTGCGTGACCTGCAAAATCAGCGTCGCCGCCTTCCCGGCTGTGATCCCCGTCGGCGCGGACAAGGACGCATCGTGCCCGATTGTCAGCGCCGCCATATTTCCCGCCGTCCCCACGGCCCAAGTGATCGTCGCCCCGCTCGTCAACGCCCCCGGCGTCCCCTGCACCACGCCGCTGTGCAGTAGCCCGTTTATGGTCGGGGTCGTCAGAGTTTTGTTTGTCAGCGTCTGAGTCGCCACCGTCCCCACCAAGGTCGCGTCCGCGTCCGGCAGCGTGTAGGTGCGCTCCGTCGTCGGACCCGCGAACGTGCAATGAAAGCCAAATATCGGGAGCTTGGTGGATGCATCCGGCAGCACTACACCCCGCGCTCCCGACGCAGCGCTGCTGATGGTCGAACCATTCGGGAAGTCCGAATAAATCGTGACCGTCCCCCCATACGCCCCCGCTTCGGAAATCCCCACCGACAACCTCCCGATGTTAAAATTATGAACGAATCCTCCCGCGAAACCCTTCGTCACCGAACCCAGATCAAACGCGTTGTCAGTGGACGGCACCAAATGCCCCCCGACATCAGCCGTCCCCGCCGTCAGCAACTCCGCTTCCCACGCTGGCAAAATGTCTGCCTCTCCCACGTTCGCCCCGTCGCCTTTCAGGAACTTCGTGAACGCCGTGGTCGTTGACGCGCTGACCGTGTTCGGACCTGCCGCGCCTGTCGCGCCGATTGGGCTGGTCTCCACCTTGATCTTGTTGACCGTTGGCGTCACCTCGACTTTTACTTTAACGCTCATTGTGGATTCTGGATGATGTTGACAGAGTTTTTCATGTGGACGTAGGTTTCAACCGACCCATCCGCAAAGGTGCATGTCGCCGTGAAGTCGTGCGCCCCGTGGTCTAGCGTGAAGTCAGCAGCGGCTACCGCGTCAACGTCGAAGATCGCATCTCCCGCATCTATGACGGTGCAGGGAAGCGCCAAGGTGACGCCCCCATTCCGAGAAAATGATGCGGCCACGCTCGACAAAGAAGACGCGGGCGCGAGATCGTTTACGTAGATCTGGAATCGCACACTATCCAAATCCGAGTAGTTGACCTGATCGCCGTATTTGTATTCGCCTGGGGTCATTGGTCCTTCAGGTAGGTATTTTGCAGCACGATCTTGAGCGGGGCAGTCACCCGCTTAACGTCGTCTGTCCAAACAATTTGCATCTCGCAAGACAAGGTTGGCTCAGTGGGGTTCGCGGTAAAATATGCTTTCGCCGCCGCCGTGTCCAAATCGAGAACGAACGTGATGGCGCTTTCCCCGTCCTCGGTCGGGGCGGAATTGGAAGCCACGTAATCCCCCGCAAAGTCCAGATTAGACTTGATCCCCAAGAACCAAGTTGACCCTCCGTAATTCAGGACATCCTCGCCGTCCGCGAACGTAACTGAGATTGCATGAGTTGCCCCAACTGTCAGGACCGGAACCATCCAAGGAGGCTCCGAGCTTCCAGTCTGACGGACCCAAGCGGATTGCCCGATGTCGTAGAAAAGCATTGCTGTATTATTGTTAGGTTGGTGTGATAGTCAATTCGATTCGGGGAGGCTAAACGGACAGATGCCAAGTTGCGGTCGCGCATTTCAAGAATTTCCCGGCTCCGGCGTCCAAAGTAGAAGTTCCGCCGATCAGGACGGTTGAGGCGGTCAAATCTCCCACGGGAGGCCAATCGTCATTTGTGTCGTCAATCCCAACCGACAGCCTATCCCCGCTGATGACTGCGGTCAGCAACGCCTTGTAGAGCCCTCGACGATAGCAGATGACGTAGGCCGAGCCGGGGTCCCAGATGCCCCCGCTCCCCTCGTAAAACTGAATAAAGAAGTGGTCAAGGTTGTCGGTGTAAACGCTCCCCGAAGGAGGCTGCCGCGTCTTTTTGATCGACACAGTTGTTCCCGAGGATGATTGCTCCGAGAGCGTCCCAAAGCCCGCTCGGATGGTCCGAGACTCAATCGCCTTGGACATCTGATTCAGGTTTGTCGCCCCGACCTGGGTGGCTGGCCCCAGCGGGTCAAACTTTGGAGTGTCGAAGATAGACATTAGGCTGATTCGTAAAGGTCTTGATCCCAATCCCCCAATCCTGAGAGTTGATATTCTTCGGAGATGCTGACCACCCCTGCCGCTTTGCTCCAAGTTAGGCCCACGAAAAGATACGACTGCCCCGTTGGCGCGGCGGGGGCGGGACTCCCCGGCGATTTCCTTTTGCCTACATCATTTAGGAGTGACGCGGGAGGGATGCTCGCAGAGGCATAGGTTTTCCGATAAATGCTACCTGGCCGCATGTAGGATTCAATCCCTCGGCGCTTCTTTTCATAGAGCACCGTTGCCTTGTCTCCCAGCGAGCTCACGGGGTCTTCGTTATTTTGCAAGGCAAGCTCAATGGTATTGATCTCGGACACTGACACGGGAGGATTATCCCTCGGCAACGAAAAGAGCGGGTGTGATTCGATGGGCTCCTGCGAAGATGTCCGCGCGAAATCATGCTGGGCAAGCGCCTCGGGATTCGACGCCAAAACTCCCTTGTATATCGTGGTGATTCGGATGATGCCCCCCGGCTCCCGATCAAGGTCCGACTCAAACGCCTTGAGGTTCGGAAGGTAAGGGTGATTCGTCAGATACGCGGGAATCACCGCAAAGCTGCTTTCCTCCGCGCACTTGTAGGTGATCGATGCCGTGGCGCTCCCGTCTGGGTTCAGGTGGATCGGCTGCTCCGCCTGATAGATTGCGCCTGTGACGTTCCCGATTTTGATTGTGGCCATGATTATCTCCCCAAGACAGGTTTTGTTTTCGGATCTTTTTTGCCCTGCTGCTCAAGCGCCTCGCATGCTTTTGCCGTCTGCTCGCTCGCCCGCGCCGTCCTAAGCGCCGCACGCTCTGCAAGGCTCATCCCCACTTGTAGGTAGTTGCCGCCTCCTCCCACCTTGGCGAGCGAGTCCGCGATGACATGCGCCCCTCCTCCTCCCGATAGTTGATTCAGGATGTCGGGAGGCTTATTGATTTTGCCAGAATTATTGCCCATATCTTCGCCGGTGACTATCGCGGCCTTGATTGTGTCGGCCATCTTCTCCCATGACTCTCGCGCCTTCTTTTCGCTGGGAGACTCTCCATCCTCTGCCGCCTTTTTCATTGCCTCCATGCCAGCCTTGAGTGCGTCGCCAATATCGCCTGCCACCTTGCCAAAATCGATGCCTTCCATCACCCTCCCCGCTGATTCGAAAGCGTCACTGGCATTTTTGCCGTATACGTCGGCCTGCCGTCCTACCCTCTCGGACTTCCCTTGAAATCCAAATCCCATTGCGCCTAGAGCCATCGAAGTCGCTTTAAGTAGAGCCGAAGCGATCATGTCCCCGACTCCTCGGAACACCCTCTTAATAACAGCAATGACGTCATTACTGAAAAGGTTCGTTTGGAAGCTCTTGATGATGCTATTGAATGCCCCTGATAAGAACGCAATCGCCTGCTTCAATCCACTCTGCAAAACGCTAATCCCCGACCAGAATGCCCACTGAATCCCCGTCCCCATCACTTTCCACAAGTCTCCGTTTTTCAGCAGTCCAATCAAGATGTTAGCCCCCTGGGCGATTCCTGATCCGAAGGACGTTCCAATGCCCGATAGGTCTATGGTGTTGATGTATTCCAGAACGACTTGCAACGGCTTCACAAACTGCTCCGTCATCGTCAGGAAGAATGTCCTCGTCTTCGATCCGATGGATTCCACCGTGTTCCAGACTGTTTGCAGCGCCTTCGCGGATCGAGTCAACACCCCCGCTTGCTCTCCGCTGTCTGCTGCCGCGTTTTTCAACGCCTCCGCATAGTTGGCAACCCCACCAAAGATGGTCGAAATGTCCCGCCCGCTGTCCACGAAATCAGACATTGCTCCCCGCGCTTCCTCCGCCCCAAGTCCAGCATTCTGCAATGCCTTCTGGACGATCAACATCGTGCCCGGGTCGAATTTGCCCATCTTGTTAGACGCCACCTGCATCTCTTTCCCAAACTTGATCGCGTCAGCAATCCCGTCCGTGAAATACTTCGCCGTCTTGAATGTGACGAATGCCGCCGCCAATCCGACCAGCGCCTTTTTCGCGGTGCCGATTGCTTGGTCGAATCCAGTTAGATTCAACTCTAGGTATCCTGTGGCTTTTGCTGATGACATGGTTAAAAGAGTCCTGTTACTTTGCTGGCCAACTTGTCCAACTTCGACTTGAATGACTTGCCAGTGATCTTCTCCGCTCGGTTAGACACGCCCTTTTCATCGTCCACTTTGCCCGATTCCTTGGCCTTGTCCTCCATCCAAATCCTGATGCGAAAGCCTGCGCTCTCCACTTTGGTGATCTCCCACCCCCGCGCAAACGTCCCCCTTGCTCTCATGCGCCTTGCGAGTTCCTTCGCTGGGGTAACGCCTTTCTTGCGCTTGAGCCGACCCTTCAACCTTTCCGCTACCGCACTTAGCGTTTCGCGAGTCGGCGCAATCTTCCAAGACTCCGATTTCATGGCCTTAAGAAACATGTTCCCTTGATCGGTCGCCATCGTCTTGCCGTGCTTCTTCGCCGCGTCTTCCATGCGGTCAAACGCTCTCTCAAGTCCTGACGGGTCAAATCTCATCAATCTGGTTGTAGAGTTCGGTTTTGTCCTGCGGCGGCTCGGTGTTGACGTTTTGCATCCTCATGAACGCGTGGCAATAGGCGTTCCCCCTCGCTAGGGGGAGTTCCCAAAGTATGAATTGCTCGGTCCATCCTGTGTATCTTGAAATTAACGCAACGTATGCCGCCGCATCGGGCGGCTCTATTAGTTTCCCAACGGATCGGCCATCAGGCTCGGGTCGTCTGAATCAACGGGGGACGCTCGGTTCTTGTTGGAGTGAGCCATTACCTCACCAATCATCTTCCCAGCGCCCTCGTTGAAGTCGTCAAACTCCAACTCGATCTTGTTCATCCATTCTTCAAACTTCGCGTCAATGTAAGCGGGGTTGCGAATCCCTTTCGAGATGTCGCTTTGCTTGCAAACGAACAGGAAGATCGCCATTGCCATGTCGTAGGGAGTCCCGTCCCCAAGATTGACGAGCTTGGAAATCTGCCACTTCCGCGCATAGGAAAGCGGCTTGATCTCCACGCCCTTGAATTCCCATGTCGTGAACATGCCGTCGTCTAGTTCGTCTGTTTTCATAATAGTGATTTCATTTTGTCTTTGAGTCCTTGGCTTGCTCGGTGTCCGATGACGATGGTCTTGTCTCCCACCTCGATCACCCGCATGGCCTCGACGTTGTTGTGCATTTCGTGGACAATGGAGTCCCTGTTTTCAAGAACCCCCTTCATCCAATACAGCGGGTCTTCGATGTCCCGATTCAGAGTCTCCCAATCCTTCGCCGCCGAAAAGTCGGCAATCGTCTTCTCGGCAATCTCGGAATGAACGCCGTTCCCGACATCAAACCAAAACATGTATTTCTTGCAATCATTGCCCCTGGAGTCCTTCCTGATTTCGCAGGTGGTGGGATCTGAATCCCGCCTTGGAACTCCAAAGGCAATCAGGATTGCCGCCAGCTTTATTTCGGTAACGTAGATTGATTTCATATTGTTTGTTTTACGCGAACTTGTAGCGGGTCGCGTTTGCCGTGATCTTCTTGAACTCGGTGTTTCCTTTCGAGATGTCCACGTCGTCAGTGTAGATGCCGCCAGTGGTCACTCCGTTAGTAGAGTTGACGTTGGCGACTGTCAGCGCGACCCCAGGGGCGGCGGCGGCGATCCCAGTTGACCCGGCGATGACGCCAGAGATAGAAAGCGATTGCGTCGGGTTGTAGAAGCTCACCAGCGCAAAGTCGCCTTGCTCGTCACGAACTTGGTTCTTCTCGCGGGTGTCCTTCGATGTGGTGGTCTGCACAAGCAGTCCGATTTCTGCGGTGAGGCCCCATACTGCCCCAGTTGCTCCAATGGTGATTACGGCCATGATTTTTTGTAGTTAGTGGTTTGGTTTTGTTCGGTTTTCATAGCGGAATCGTGTTGTCTCCTGCCTCGTCCAGTTCCATGCAGTAAACCCAATAGGACATCGTGTATACGGTCGCCTTGTAGTCGTTGTCATGGGTCATCTCCCCCGTTGTCGGATGCCATCCGTGGCAATGAAAGTTCTTCATCGTGGATAGCCTTTCGGCGGTGTCGTCATACGCAAAACTGTTGATCGCCGTCAGGATCTTTTCCCGGATCTCGGGGCTTGTCGCCTTGGTGTAACTGCGGAATTCCAAGTTTCCAGCCACCTTGAAGATGCCGCACCCAGGATCGATGATCTCCTCCGAGGATGAGCAATCGATGACGATATACGGCATAGGGGACTTGGTCAGGTCGGCGTCGGTCAGATAGACATGGACCGTGTTCTTTTTGCCAACGGCCGCATCCACGCTCTTTTGTAGGAGCGTTTGAATCGACTTGGCGGCGGCTTGGAGGATCATGGTTAGGTTGCCCTCACGGTTGCGATTAGCTCATTCCCATCTGCCGAAGTGATGGACGAAAGAACTATCATGATTTTCCACTTTGGGGCGGGCTCACCCGATTCTGGCTTCTGACGAATCGAAAGGGGCGAGCCGATCTCAATGGATGACTTGTCGGAAATCTTGAAATGGACCCGCTGCGTCTCGATTGACTCGGGGCCTCCGAATCCCTCAATCTCGTCATTCATCATGTCATCGATCAAGACGGTGATGGTCTGCGCTCCGATTCGGCATTCGGCAGGCATGTCTCGGTCGAACAACTCGGACAGGTCCGCTTTCATGTAGGATTTCATGCTCATGCGGATTTAACGACTGGATGCGTAGAGTTTCGTAGGGTTACGGCTGCATTGATCTCCATGTAGGCCCTCGTCATGATCGCGTGGTTTGGAAGCTCCGTCCTCTCATGCCCGTCTCCTGCCAGAAACACGGGCCGCGTCACGTCTGGGATTAGGGAGAGAATCGAGTCATCCCATCCCTGCGGAGGCCAGCCGTCATCGGACGCCTGGACGATGATTCCCCCAACTGCCGCACCCGCCGCCACGTCCCAATTCGGAGACGATCCGAGCAGTTCCGTCTCGGTGTGCTTGATCCCACTCAGGACGTTCAGGCTGCGCTTGTCATGATTGTGGATCCCGAACACGTAATCGACGTTCTCGGGGCGGGATGCGCGGGACAGCCACATCTCGCGGACTGCTAGCGCCTGATCTGGGCGATCAAGCGTGGCGTGGATGATGGAAAATGTCGGGTGATCGGGGTGGTTGGATTCTTGCCAATGGTCATCGGCTGCGTCCTCCCTCCCATTCAGGCGGAGGCATTGGCGGAAAAGCTCATCTCCCTTCCAGCCATACCACTCGTTGTTCAAGCTCCAGTATGTCTTCCTCGGCTTGGGGATGGACATCATCACGTCGGCAAGGCTCAGCGCCTTGGCGTGGTCTCCGTCAATGATGGCGTAGTTGGTGAGCAGCGCCAGCGCCTCCCGTCGATCTGGCATGAGGGCGAATGCTGACGCCGCCAAATCCTTCGACTTGGTCCCTGGCGTCTGGGCGAGCTGCATCAGGATCTCGTAACGCTCCAGCGTGTCCATGCTGGGAATGACAAGCGCGGCCTCGGCAATCGGGCGGAACTCCCGCAGCTTCCCGTTCTGGAAAAGCTCTTGCGCGAGGTAGAACATATTCCTTGGCGTGTCCCGCAATTCCGATTGAAGAATGGCAAGGTTCCGCTCATGCCCCCCCGCCTTGGCGTCGAGTGGGGAGTGCTCAATGACCGCTCCCCGGATCATTCGGTAGGAGACTTCTCGCGGGAAAATCATCTGTTCATGGATGGCATGTTCCCATTGCGCCCCTAGATCGGCCTTGACCATCCGCTCCCGCCATACGACTTGTTTGTCCCCTCGGACATGGTAGGGCATGAGAAAAACTTCATGGCTCCCTGATTCTGCCGCCGCCCGAATCTCCTCGGCCCCGCCGTCAATGAGAACATCGTCGGCATCTGCCCAAATGATGTAATCCCCCTCTTCCGCTCCGTCTGCGGCCGCTGTTAGCGACAACTGCCGCGCCGTCCCGAAATTGTCCACATGGCAAAACTCGGTCTTGTTTTCGTAGGTCAGGAAATCGGCCACCTTGCCCAACTCCGAACACGTTCGGCGGATGATCTCGACGGTCTCGTCTGGTTCTTGGATCCCAATGGCTCGGACAAAAACGAACTCGTCCACGGCTGGCGCAAACGATCTGACGAATCGTTCAATGACCGCCTCCTCGTTCCCTGCAATTGCTGATAGAATGATTTTCATATGAAAGGTTCCCGCCCCCTGAAAGATGGGGGCGGGAATGGTTGCGCTATCGGTTAGGAGTAGCTGGTGGTGATGAGTTCGCACGCGGTTTCATCGATCACCTTTTCCGCCACATGCTGACGCACGCGGAGGATGTTGGACCGACGCTCATCGCTGCGATAGGTCTCGGGGGTGAACAGTCCTGTGGTGTCTTTGGTCCACTGGATAGTCCGCCCGACTCCGCCCGCCGTGTATTCGCCGCCGTTGATCTGGCAAACGGCAATGTATGTGTCGCCCCAGATGAACGCTCCCGAGTAGGATAGGTTTTTCGCGGCCGAGTTCTTCGGGGCGCGTCCAACATAGATGTTGGAAACCGTGAGCGCGTTCGCAATGTCCGCATCCGATGGAATGAGGTATTGCCCCGCGCTCTTCGGGACGACTCCAAACACTTGGTTTTGAAGCAACGTCGAACGAGAGATCCGCTCGTAAACGTTCGCGCTCATCACGATTGCGTTCGGAATCAGGCCGTTTTTCAGCATCCGCAGTTTAGCGGCGGCCACGTCGGCGGGGACGTTGATGGTAGCCAA